CCACCACCTTGCATACCATCAAAACCTTGAATACCATCATAGCCTTGAAGGCCTTGAGTACCAATTGGGCCAATGTCACCAGTTCTTGCGAAAGTAATAACAATATCTGCAGCATCTGCAAAGTTAGCTACTGAACCGCTTACGAAAGAAGAAGTAACTGAGAAATAACCACTATTTTCTGTTAACGACGCAATAGTAAAGATTACAAAGTTAGCAGGTGTATCTTTTTCTGAAACTTTAAAGTGACCTTTAATCGGGCTAGTTGAGTCATCAATTGTTCTTAGGAACGGTTGAATATCAACCACATTATCATCTTTATCGTCAATATACAACTCAGTTGCTAAAGATAACGCAGCATTATTAAACTTAAGAATCCCGTTGGTTGGATCAGAGTTTCCAGTATTTGTGCTGTAAGTATAATCGAATGTTACACCACCGAAGCTACCAACTGCTCCTTGCGCACCGCCTTCACCATCAAAACCTTGAGTTCCTTGAATACCCTGCGGTCCGATTGGTCCTGGGAAGCCTTGAATACCTAAGTCGCCTTGAAAACCTTGTGTACCTTGTGCACCTTGCGTACCTGCGCCAGTGTCACCTTGAATACCGAAGTCGCCTTGGAGACCCTGAACACCTTGAGTACCTTGGAGACCTTGAACACCGATATCACCAGCCCGTGTAAACGTAAAGATAATGTCTGTGTTATTGGTAAAGTATGTTGCATCAGCATTGGCTGATTTAGTTAAGTATGTTACACTAAAGTTATAATAAGCTGAATTCTCTACTAAAGAAGTAAGAGAGTACAATAAGAATTCTGCTGGATTAGCAATAGAAACAATCTTGATGTAACCTTTAATTGAACTTCCGCCGTCATCTAAACTTCTTAGATACGCATCAATGTTTGCACCGTTAGTTTCGGTATCAGACATTCTCATGATTGTAGCTAAAGTTAAATCGGTGTTATTAAACTTAATTAAGCCTGAAGCAGGACCTGTTGGCGAAGTGTCCGGAGTAAAGTCGTATTCAAATGAAGCCCCGCCATACGCACCAGCAATACCTTGCGCGCCAGTAAAGCCTTGTAAACCAACATCTCCTTGAAGACCCTGAACACCTTGGGTGCCTTGCATGCCCTGAAAACCAATAAAGCCTTGTGCACCAGTATCACCCTGAATACCTGCTGCACCGCGAGGAACAAAGTTAATAATAGTTTTAGGACCGTGGCCACCACCGATTACATCAGTAGCCCAACTTGTACTTGTAATACCATAATTTCCGACATAAGTTATGTCAAACCAACCGAATGTTTTGCCAGAACCATCCCAAGTAAAGTCTGAGAATTCGTATACAACCTGATGGTGTCCTGAAGGACCAATACCATCGTCGAAACTTTCGATTACGATAAGACCTTTATTAGCTCCAGGAATTGCAGCTAACCAATCAAACGTTTCATCGATATCGTTAGTATAATTATCTAAAGGAATATCATCAAGCGTTAAGATTGTAGCAGTCGAAATGTCATTTGTGTTAAGTTTCCAACCGCTTAGACCTGGATCAGTAGATGCTGTTATGTTGCTTACAAAGTTCCACTCGTGAGTTAAACCACCGTAATGACCAACCGCTCCCTGAACACCTTGGAAACCTTGTGTGCCTTGGAAACCTTGTGTGCCTTGATCGCCTTGGAAACCTTGGAAACCCTGTGTGCCTTGGTAACCTTGGAAACCCTGTGTGCCTTGGTAACCTTGAGTACCTTGAGTACCTTGATCGCCTTGCATACCCTGAATACCAGTGTAACCTTGAAGACCTTGAACACCTTGAGTTCCTTGATCGCCTTGTGTTCCTTGGAAACCAAGATCGCCTTGAATACCTTGAATACCTTGATTAGATTGAATACCTTGAGCACCCTGTAGACCTTGAAGACCTTGGGTGCCTTGAACACCCTGAAATGCTTGTGTTCCTTGAAGACCTTGAGTACCCTGCGGGCCAATATCACTTACATTAATTACACCACCCATTGCAGAGTGAATAGAACATTGGTAATACAAAGTATTTGGAGCGTCATATGGTAATTGTACTTTTACTGTGCCAGTTTCAGCACCGTTATTAGTAACACCGTTGTTATATTGATCGCCTGTGCCAGTTGTGGCTGCTGTTTTAATATAAAATGGGTGGCCTGAAACTGTTAGATTAAAATTGTATGAAAATCCGCGAATAAGATGAAGCGTTGGCTGGGCTACGCCATCAACAAGATAATTTGTGCTACCGTTGTTGGTTACTGCGTAGTCTCTTGTACCTTCAGTACCCTGCGCGCCTTGGAAACCAAAAAAGCCTTGGACACCAATAAAGCCTTGAGTACCTTGAATTGATTGTGGACCTTGAGTACCTTGAGTACCCTGTAGACCTTGAAGACCTTGAAGACCTTGTGTGCCTTGAACACCTTGGGTGCCTTGTATACCTTGTATACCTTGAGTGCCTTGTATCCCAATAAAGCCTTGCATACCTTGCGTGCCTTGATATCCTCGGAAACCACGAGAGCCTTGGATACCTTCTTCGCCGATAATACCTTGATTGCCTTGTAAACCTTGAATACCTGTGAAACCTTGAACACCTCGGAACGAGCCAACATTTACCCAATATGTTCCGTCGTAAACCCACAATTCATCGTCAGTATCATCAATAACACCTTGACCGATGGTTGCACCTGGAAAAGCAGTACCAAGAGTACCTTGTTGATATGTGCTGTCCAGGGCTGGCATGCCCGGATCATTGTTGGCATCTACGTCAGGAACAGAACCAATAACATCAAAACCAGGTCCATAAGTACCTTGTGTACCTTGTGGACCATCAATGCCTGTTGCGCCAGTAGTACCTTGAGTGCCTGCACCGACTGCGGTCCACACAGTTCCATTAGAAACATAAATTAGCCCGTCTGAGCCATAGGCAACAGCGCCTGTATATGGTGATGGATCTAATTGAATCGGGACTTGTTGCGGTTGTCCTTGTCCAACGATCTTACTGCCGCTGATTGATCTAAAAGCCATTATACATCATCCTCTTCAGACTGACCCAGTGTAAAGGACAATGATGCATCTACTGCTAAGTTCGTATCACATTTAATTTCTAGTAAATCACCAGATTTAAAGAATTGACCGTTAAGCGGTAAAGGAATTGTGTCATAAGCCGGAATTTGAAGATTTCTAATAATCCAAAATTCTGCGTTAACGTCTTCCCTGTGGGTTCTTACATCAACAGCAACGGTGTTAGCCGTAAAGTTACATAAGATGAGAGGCGAAATAACTTCGCCTACTCCTGGTTCTACTGTTGTTGAACCACCGAAAACAAGCTCCGGTACTTCATAGTTTGGTACTTCAATCATCGTTTGCCAGTTAGTCGTCAAGGTAAAAGACTTGGCGACTGGTTTAGCATCTGGCGCCTGAGATGTTACTATTGTTGTAATTGTCATTATAGAGATGCCCTTGAGTTAGATGCTCTTCTTGCAAGTTTTCTTACTGATGATGTGAACGGCCGACCTTCAATTCGACCTGTTCTACCATTAATCTTAAGACCGCGCGCGAAATACTGGTTGTTTAATTCGTCTGACCCAGACCATCTGATGCGGCCGCCGTTTTCTGATAGTACTGAAGCATTAGCACCAATTGCTGCACCGACGTTTCTGAAGTTAAGTGGCAAGGCGTTTCTGTTAACACCTGCTGAAGCTCCGTTAAACTGGTGAGCAATGGATTCAACTAGTGACCCAAAGACCAAGAAGTCTGGTCTAATAACACTATCTATAATTACGTTATCAATCAATTCGGTTACCATATCTCTTTGCGGTTGATCTGTAGCGATATTGTTATTTATATAAGTTTTCATCTGCGTCCAAGCCCCAATGAACGCGTCAAGTAAATCAGTATTATTAGCCCCAACTGCGCCTGGAGCAGTCCATACTGTACCTGTCCAATATGTAATATCACCAATATAACGATTTGTAGTATTGTTAGTTGGGATAATGTATGCGTCCCAACGTTTAACACCATGATTAGCAACTGCCGTTAGTGCATCACGTATTGTTGCATTAGCTAGCGTACCTTTGAATCTCAGTTTGCGCCAGTTAGTAAATGTTGCTGGTGGATTAAATACTGGGAAGACGTGTTGTGCATTAATATTAAACAATGCGCCAACAAAAGATCTTGAAGCTCTATCACCACCTATTGGACCCAATACTGGATCTTCAAACCTGAAGTCGTTCTGGATAAGTTTAAGGAAGTTGCCTCCGTCACGATAAGTTTTTGGTAGATCGATAAACTTGTATTCAGAAGTAATGAATCGTTGAACTTCGCGCTGGATTCTAATCTTATTATTAGTAAGAATATCTTTAGCGAATTTGAACGTTCTATTAGTTTCCCAAGCAAAGTTTGGTAATTTAGTTTGTCCAAGCTTGTTAACGTTATTATAGAACAATGCATTGTAGAAGATCATTCCTAATTCGTCAGCTTGAGTAGATTGTACTTCAGTACCGAGCTCAGTTCTAATTGTCTGACCAGGATACTCACCCAAAACTACTTGACTTACGATCTTACCAAGTTGGCGATATGCTTGAGCAGTTGCAACTCTTGTATCCTCAGGAACTCTTAATTCGTTATTCCAGAAGTAGAAGTTTGCATTCCATCTTGTCGCTAAGTTGCCGCCATAATTAAGATCCCAAGACATCGCGTCTAGAATATAACCAGCATCTCTACGACATTTTGCTTTAGAGTAATCAATAATTGTAAATGTATCTTTCAAGAATTGAGTAATGTCATCAGACAATTTACTAAGGTTATCATCGATTGCTTGACCTGCCCAAACTCTGCTAGCTTCAACCCAAGAAGTATTAGGTTCAACAATAGATGGGATAGCATCGATGCTATCTCTTCTGATTGCGTCTTCTACAATTCTTACTAGATCCTTGACTTCTTCTTGCTCTACTGATGTAGCAGCTGAGTAAGTTGTTGAATCTTGCGATGCTGAAGAGTGGCCTAAGATTGTTGTGTTAACGGTGTTACCGACTACAACATCACCAATTGTGTTAGCCATTTCAGTATAGAACTTAGCAGTTTGTTGTCTTTGATCTGCTGGTAAGATTGATATAGCATTTACAAAGTAAAGTTCAGCAGTTCTAATTGTTGCATAGTTTGTTGAGTAGTTAACATCGTGTGAGATAGCATCGATCATTGTGCCAACATCTCTACGGCATTTTTCTCTAGAGTAACTAATACCGTTGTAAGTATTGTAGATGTATGTCTGAAGATTAGTTGCCATTTGAACAGTAGCATTATCGATAACATGCTTTTCTGCAAGCATATCAGCATCGATCCAATTAATGAATGGCTCGACTCTAGCTGGGATTGCGCCAGGATTATTATCATCAGCAACCTTGGCTAACATTAATGTAAGGTTCATAGCTTCAGCAGCGATTGTTCTTCTAGCTGCTAGAGTTGGCATTTCTTGTTTCACTGGGTTACCAATGATGTGCGAAATAGCATTTACCGACGCACTTACGAATGTATGCGCACCACCACCTCTACCGTAAGGAACTTTACCAACTTGTAATGTAATAGTTGTTGCAGATCTTGCAGTAATAATGTTTGGAGCATTGTAGTACGGGTCGTTTGCCTGTGGGCTTGGGTGCAATGCAACATCACCATCTAAAGAACATGTAAATACTATGCTATTAGGAGCAATTTGCACATAATCGCCAACATTAAGATTATGACCAGAACCAAGAGTAGCAGTAAAGATTCCTGTATCAGGATCGTACGACGCAGTTGATGGACTGAATTGCTTGCCAACTTTACGTGGTACTGCTTCGTTGCGAATAACATGTTGAACAACTTTGCCCATATATTCGAATGCTTCTCTTGTTGCTTGACGTTGGTCAATTGGCAAGATATTTACTGCGTTCTTAAAGTAAAGCTCAGCAGTTGCGTGCATTGCAGAATTACCGCCGTATTGGATATCGTGTGAAATCGCGTCCACAATATATCCTGTATCTCTACGACATCTCTCTTCGCTGTATTGCAAGAAGGCAAAGTTATCACTTAAGTATTGAACAACTGCTCCGCCAAGTGCATCTTTACGACCGAGGATAATGGCAACTGAAGCCTCTTGATCATAACCAGTTGCAGCTCCATCAGTTACTGCTGCTTCACGCGCTTGTGGAAGATTGATTAATGAATCTTCGGCAATAATATCTTTAACTATCGTGATTAAGGCTTCAACCTCAACACCAGATGATCCAACTACGTTACCGAATCCAGAGGTTACCTGAGCTACTACGTTTCCAGTTGAAGGAGTAACTGCTTGCTTAAGAACAACTTTTTCTGCTACTACACCTAAGTGAGCATACAGTTCAGCAGTTGGTGCTCTTTGTGCTAGAGGTAATCCAACGTTGATCCCGTTTTCGAAGTATAATTTAGCAAAGTCGCGTACACCAACATTAGAACCATGTCTAATATCGAAAGCAACCGCTTCAATCAAGAATCCAACATCTCTTCTGCATTTAGCTTCATCATACACCAATGAACCGTGGTTGACCGCGATCCATTTAATAGCTTCTTCTTGCAAGAATGCTTGATTCAAGATCAAACCTGTTGTAGCAGAACTATCTGAGCTACCTACGTTTGCAGCACCAAAGTTGTAAGTAATACCTGCAGTACCGTTTTTCATGATATTAATAACATTAGTAAATGCTGCTGTTGCTCTAGTTAATGCAGTACCGGTCAGTCTTGCTAATATATCAGCTTGAACATATTCGATAGCTTCTACTGTTTCTGCTAATTGCTCAGTAATAACATTATTAGCAAGAGCAGTACCTACTCTATAAGCGCGGCCATAGTATTGTGAAGGATAATCAGAACCAGTCTGAACATCTCTTGCAATTGCATCGATAATGAACCCAACATCGCGGGCACACTTAGCTTCATCATAAGTGTAGTTGTTATCTTTAACAAACCGGACAACTTCTTCTTGAATAAATTCGCGATTCCACTGTAATGATTTACGAGCATATGTTCTGCTTGGTTCCATAAGAGGAGCTGTAAGAGGATTCGCTATTGGTAACGGATACGGGGTTTGTTGACCGACTGAAATATCAAGTGAACCAGTGTAACCTGGAATTACTAATCTATCATCTACAACTTCAGCAATTACGTTTGTAAGTCTCTTAGCTTCAGTACCTGTGGCTGCATCAGCAGCAGGTAGTGCAACATTTTGATATACAAGGTTACCATTGATCTGGCTAAATCCATCAGTCAATGCGCTTACAAACGTATGCGCAGTGCCACCAGCGAAGCCGCCTACCCACAATGTAATAGTTGTTGATGTAACCCCAATGACTGGGCATGCCTTATTATAGAAGCGATGGTGTGCTTCTGGTGAGGCGTGGTTGGTAGGTCCAGAACCTGTATCACAGCTGAAAGTAATCGCATCTGGAGTAAACCAAATGTAATCATCAGTTGTTAATGTGTGAGTACCAATTGTTGCTACTAATATTCCTGTTGCTGTATCGTAGGTTGCGTTAGTTGGAGTAAAGCGATCACCAAAGATTGGTTCGTTTACCACGTTCTTAACAACTTTTTCGACTACATCAGCGATATGATTGAACGCTAATTTAGTAGGTAACATTGAATATGGCTCAAGAACACTCATTGCACCATTGTAATAGTAATTTGCAGAATGTACTGTTGCAACATCTCCGCCGTACTCTAAGTCTTCTGAGATTGCATCAACAATATAGCCAACATCTCTTGGACATTTAGCTTCATCGTAGCCTAGACCGTTATATGTTTCACTGATATACTTAATGATTTCTGTTTGATACTTAGGAGCTTGACCATTTATAGCTTTGTAATCTGCAATAATAGCTGGTGCATAAGCCGAGGTTAATGACTCGATTCTTGGCTCAGAAATTGCTGCAATTGTACCATCGTTTTTACGGATAGTATCTCCAAGATCGTAGAATAACTTTTCAACTTCAGCAGCAACGCTTGGCTTGATAGATCTTCTTACACCGTTTGCTGTGGCTGACACAAATGTATGTACTGCGTCAATCTTTGCTGGGCCGACTTGTAATGTAATAGTAGTTGCTGTAGTTGCGTCAACTCTAACTGGCTTATTAAAGATTGGATCTGTTGGCCTTGGGTGAGATAAGTTGCCACCGCCATTGCTTGCGCAGCTAAGTGTAATCGCGTTTTCATCGAAGATTACATAATCATTTTCAGTTAAAGCGTGTGAACCTAATGTCATTACCATCACACCAGTGATATGATTATAATCAATACCAGCTGGTGTATAAGCTTCAGCCATATTAGCAACTTTAACCGCGTCAGCCGCAACACTTACAAAAGTGTGTAGTGATTGTGGTTCATGCTTAATAGCATCAGTAGTTGCTGACACAAATGTGTGTACCGAACCAGACGCAGTGCCTGCATCTCCTACATTAATTGTAAAGGTTCCGTCTTGACGTTTAACAGCATTAGTAGTTGCTGAGATGAATGTATGCGCGCCTCTATATGATGAAGGACCTACATTAACTTTAAACGTATTTGTTGTAACATCAGAAACCTGTAACCAACGACCCGAAGCATAATCACTTCCAGCTCTTGGATAAGATTTTGAAACTCTGTTACCGTCAAGTACACATGTATATGTTAGTGAGCTATCTTCTAGTAAGACGTAATCGCCATTGCTAAATCCGTGACTAGCAACTGTAAGAACAGTATCACCAGTTGTTGGATTGTAGTCAGTGTTAGTTGGTGTATGACCTGTTGAACCAACTGCAGTAATTGTAATTGATGCTCCGGCATATGGATCTGAACCTGCACGAGGATATGTATGTTGAGTTACGTTAGCATCTTGATCACAAGTAAATGTGAACGAGTTGTTTTCTAATACAACGTTTCTTCCAACTCCTAGACCGTGCTGCCCAACAGTTACTACCATATCACCAGTTGATGCATTATAATCTGCTGCTGATGGAGTAAAGTATTTGTTAGGACCAGACGCGCCAGCATCTAAAGTAACTGTGTTTGTTGTTTTTGCTTTAATAGAGTATGTTTTATTTGCAAATTGATCAATGCCGCCTCTTGGATAAGTTTTAGAAGCGTTGTCGCCATCCATAGCACAAGTGAATGCGAACGAGTTAGGATCTAAAGTAACACGATCATTTAATTTCATTCCGTGACCAGCGATTGTCATTACGAAGTCACCAGTTGCTGGATCGTATGTAGCATCTGTTGGTGTGAATGTTGTTGTCTCAACGATTGTTTGAGTATTTGTTACATTCAACGCGGTTACAACTTCGTTTCTAACGATTTTGCCAATTAGGTCTGCAGCAAAGAAGTAAGCTTCACTTGTTGGAACAACTTCATTATCAGATAATACTGGAATAGCATTTTCAAAATATAGTTTCGCGTTTGAAGCAGTAGCAGCGTTTGAACCATGTTGAATATCCCATGAAGCTAGATCAACAAAGATACCCATATCTCTTTCACAAGCAACAGTGTTATATGTGAAGGTAGGATAATTTGCTGTAATCCATGCAACTATTTCTTTTTGGATAAACGTTCTGTTAGCTTGTAATGCACCCCGAGCCATACGGTGAGCAGGTGAAACCGCTTCCTCACCAAAGTATAATTCATCAGCGTTAGCATTACCGTTAGTCATAATGTCGATAATTTCATCGAATGCAGCGTCAGATCGTGAGATTGAAGTAGCATTTGCGATTACGTCAGTATTGATTTTACCTTTTAACCAAGTAATAGCACCAGTTGTTTGAACAAGTTGAGTATTAACTAAGTTGTTTGCACCAACAGTACCAATGCGGTAACCTTTGCCGGTGTAAATTGCGTTAACATTAGAACCTGTTACAACGTCTCTTGCTACGGCATTTAAGATAATACCAGTATCGCGTTCACATTTGGCTTTGCTGTATGTGTAGTAGTTATTATCTAGCCAAGCTGTAACTTCTGCTTGAAGATATGCTTTGTTCTTCTGAAGAATTCTGCTAGCATATACACCTTGAGTTGTAGAACTAACCTTAACAACCGCGCCTTCGTCAGCACTTACAAAAGTATGCACATCTGTATTTGTTCCAGCAGAACCACAGTTAACTGTAATTGTGTCTGTTGTTACAGAATCAATCTTAAGCGGTAACTTGTATGCATAATCGCCAATACGTGGAGAGAAATCATTACCACCACCGTTTGCTGCACAACTAAATACGAAGCTTTGTGGTTGTAATTCGATATGATCGTCAGTAGTAAGACCGTGGCCTGCAATAGTTACTACGAATACACCAGTTACTGGATCGTATGTAGCATCAGTAGGAGTAAATGATTTTAATACTTTAGCAGGATCAGCGAAGTAAAGAGCGTTAGCATCGATACAATCAACTTCAGCACTTACGAATGTGTGGTTGTTAGCATGTCCATTTGCGTTACCAACGTTGACCGTAATAGTATCGGCAGTAGCTGCTTTAACTCTTACTGGCTCTTTATAAGCAGGATGGTCGTATAATGGAGCAGCATCTGTGCCTGTTACGCCACCAACATCGCAACTAAAGATCATTGACTCTGGTGCAATTTGAATCCATTTTCCAACTGGTAAATCATGTGAACCGATGGTTAATACCATGTCGCCTGATACTGGATCGTATGTGGCAGTTTGTGGAGTAAACTTACCTTCCCACATATCAGCTTCACGAACCGCGTTTGCTGTTGCAGATACAAAGGTATGTACTGATGTGTCGCTTGACTCGCCGACGTTAATAGTGATTGTTGTAGCATCTCTGTCAGAAATTACAACTGGCTTTTTATAAGCAGGATGTCTTTTCTCTGCGTTGATAGCATTAGTTGCGGCTGATACAAAGGTATGAACTCCGCCACCATTTGTGACTCCCCCAACATTCATATAAATGGTAGTACCTTCAACTCTATCAATTACGATTTGTTTCTTGTAGAATGGGTGATGTGATTCAGGAGCAGGATGATTTGTTACATTGTTATCCATAGTGCAAGTAAACACAATGCTGCTCGGCTTGAACTCTACAAGATCGCCAGCTTTAAGAGCATTTGCACCGATTGTTGCGCTAAACTCTCCAGTTGCTGGATCGTATGTAGCACCAGTTGGAGTATATTTTATGAATGTAGTTGTTGGATATGTGTGCTCAGTAGCATTGCTATCAAGCGCACAAGTAAATGTTAAGCTGTTAGGCTCTAAGTAAATACTGTCACCAATATTAAAGTCGTGTGAACCAATTGTAATTACAGTAGTTCCTGAAGCAGGACTATATACAGCATTTGTTGGAGTATACTTCTTGCCGTTATTATTAAGCAATCTAGTCATTTCATCAAAAGCTTGATTAGCTCTGTCTTCGGCGATTGTATTTGTAAGCAATGCAGCAGTTTCTGATTTCAAGTAGTTGATAGAACCAACTGTTTGAATTAATTGATCAGTAACACTAACTTCACCAGACTTAGTACGATATGCCGCGCCAGTTTGGATCGAGTTATAGTTGGTACCAAGCATTAAGTCTCTTTGGACTGCTGGCAATATATACTGCTCTGTATCTCTGTGGCATTTCTTACTATCGTAGAAGTAGAATTCGTCATCTACCCAGCACATCATGTAGTCTTGTATGAACTCTCTGTTAACTTGAAGTTGCTTACGAGCATTACGCTTAGTTACTGCAATGTTAGCATTGTCTGAGAATGTAATTTGTTCTCCGATTACTGATACTGCGTTATCTAAAGCACTTACAAATACGTGTTCATAGTTTGCAGCAGTTAATCCTGGATTTACAGTGATAGTTTTTGCAGATACTTCTATAATAGGTAGTGCTGCAAGGTAAGCTTTTTCTGAAACTCTAGGATGACTGATTTCAGTCTTATAATTATCGCTAGAACACTTGAATGTAAAGCTTTCTTTTGCAAGATTTACATATCTGCCAACTGTTAAATCGTGAGTACCGATTGTAATAACCATGCGGCCAGTTGCTGCATCGTATGTTGCTTTAGTTGGTGTATACTTTGTACCAGAATTATTAAGAGCATTAATAATTGTATTGAATGACTTATATGCATCAACTGCTGCTGGTGCAGAGTTAGCTTGAATAAGATTATCAGTTGTTTTGCGTAGTCTCTCAAATGACGCAACTGTTTCGTTTCTTTGATTTTCAAGAGTTGTTCTTGCAGTGTTAACGTAATAAGCTAAGCCTGTAGTAACTGCGTTGTAGTTAGTATCAAGCATCATGTCGAACTTAGTAGCTGGCAAGATATATTCTTGAATATCACGTTCGCACTTAACGCTATCGTATGCGTAGAACTCTTCGTTATTGTCGATCCAGCTTACGAATTCATCAATGATCATTGACCTGTTATCTTGAACAACTTCGCGAGCTGCAACCGCGTCTTGATCACCAGTATCTGCGAAGATAATAGGATCAGCAGCGGCTTCGCCATTCTGAAGAATATTCAATGTCTGGTCAAGAGATCTGTCTAAACGGGTTAATACTTCTGCGTTTTGCTCTTGGGCAAAGATGTGGTTTATTTCGCCTTTGATATGATTAATAGAACCGACTGTTTCGGTCATCTGATCGTTTACTACGATGTATGAGATTGGCGAACGATATGTAATACCGTTTAACCGACCCCAGTAGTTGCCGTCTGTAGCAACGTCGTACGATGCACTATCAACAATTAATCCTGAATCTCTGAAACACTTGTCTGCGTTATAACCTTGGTAACCAAGACCTGGCGCACCGTTAAAGCCTGTTGTTGTGTTAGCAGTCAAGTAATCAACCATGTTATCTATGATTAAGTCTTTGCTTGCTTCAAGAGTATCAGCAAAAGTATTATCAGCAATTAATTCAACTTGAGTTGCGTTTGCCGGTCTAATAATAACTGTGCTACCACGAGCACGCATTGAGATGTCACCAAACTGAGAACCTGAGTTGTTCAAAGTCATTTGGCCACCGTCTAGTGCGAAGAACGCTTGGCGTGTAAAGATTGAAAGTGAACCAATACCGTTAACACCAGCACCATTCTTAGCAACGTAACCTGTACCGTTTTGAGTACGAGGTGTGAAACCAAAACATAATACGTATGTGTAAAGTGAGTCTGTATCTAGTACAGCACGGTCAGCTAGAAGACAACCACCACCACGGCCAACCAATCTATTTGGGAAATCGTCAATGCCGATTGATTCGATTGTACCTGTACCGCCTCGTTGAGCATAAAGAATATCTCCAATTTCTACGTTACCTTTAAGGTTTCTAATATAAATCTGACGAGCTGAATCAATATCTAAGACATATGAAACATAACCTGTGGCACCAGACGAGAACGTTACTTCATCATCTACTTCAAACTGACTTTGAGGACTATGTCCAGCAACTAAGTAGAATTCTTGGCCTAAGTCTAAGATTGTACCTTTAGTGTTGAATGGATTTAAAGGTGGCTCAACATCTAAACGGTTGAAGTTTGAAAGCTGGGTGCTGTCTCGTATATAAGGAGAACGTCTTAGCAACGCACCTGGACGGTATGCAATAGCGAAGCCACCTTCAGGTTGGTCAAAGTTATCAACCTCAAAGTTCATATAACCAAAACCTTGAACGTAGTTGCCAGAACCAACTAGAACACCGTTTGTTTTTTCGTAACCAGGCAACTTCTGAATAACAGTAGCATACTGACCAGCAGTTGAAGTCATTGAACAATCATCAGGTAACACAATTGGTTCATCAACATAGTAAGTACCAGGACCTACCGAGATATGCACCGCGTTATTAATATCGTTACGATCGTATGAACCACCAGCTTTTTGTAAAGCAAGTTGCTCTGCGCGCTTTAGTGTGCGAACTGGCTGTAGAATTGTACCTGGATAATCATCATTACCGTCTGAAGCAACGTGTACTTTAAGAGATTTTTCTGTCTTCTTGGAGAACTCGTCGTATAATTGACGGTAAGTCATTTTCTCTGTGTCGCCAGTCTTGACGTTCTTTAGAGCAAAGTAACTATCTTCATCAAGCATTGGCTCGAAGACTTTAGTAAGATTCATATCAAAGTCAACAAGCTCTGACTCATTAATAGTTGAATTAGCTATAACTGATTCTGAAATATCTGAGTTTTTAATCGATGATCTTTGCTGTATTAGATCTTCAGAAGTAGAACTTCCGATTGAAATATTAGTAGCAATAACACTATTCATTGCACCAGTTAAAATTGCATTTTCTAATATAGGATTAGTGAATGTGTTATCAGTACCAGTACCATTCGAGAAATCAGAGTTCGTAATAGTGATATTGTTAGCAGTAGAATCAGAGATTGCACCGTTTGAGAATGTAGAGTCAGTAATAACAGTTGTGATGATAGTGTTATTAGAAAGAATAGTATCCCAGATCTCACCGTTAGAGAATCTAGAATTTGTAATATTTACGTTGTCTAGATCTGTATCTCTAATGTTTCCGTTTGCGAAACTTGAATCTGAGATAGCAACGTTTGCTACGGTAGAATCAGAGATTGAACCGTTTGAAAAATCTGTTGTAATGATTACACTGTTCGAGATGAGAGCATCTTCTAGAATCAGTTCATCAATAGTAATATTTGTGAGAATTAGGTTATTAGCTGTACCACCTTCAATGGTAACTCTATTATAAAAAGAATCATCAATTGTAGAGTTAGTAAATACGTCGTTATTACCGGTGGAGTTATTTAAAGCTCCAAAGTCTACAATGGTGTTTGTAAATACGTTATTATTACCAGTACCATTCGTGAAGTCTGATGTAAGAATAGAAACGTTTGATACGGCAGTATCCTTCATCGTGCCGCCAGTGATGTCACTAGCAATAATAGAAGATGAATCAATAGTTCCGTCGTTGAACGTATTGCGGTTCATTATATTGTCTTCAATTGTCGAATTGAAGATTCTAACACCAGATATATTTCCGCCAGTGATGGTTATTCTATCGAAGATTTCGTACTGAATCGCCGCGACAAGTTCTTTTCTAGTAATATTTTTAGTACCGTCATCGCCTTGGATAAGGTTAACGATAACAAAAAGGTCTTCAGAGCGAGTATTGGCACCTTTGATTGTACCTAATTCTGAAATCTTTGACATGCGTGGATACCCTTATGTGTTTTCTTTTATTTATAAAAATAGGGTGGAGGTCTGGGCTAGTTATGAGCCACTCTACTAAATTTATTTAAACTTTATTCTTCTAACCATACTGACAAATTGTCTGCCGCATCGTGATATTGTCTTTGTCGTACTATAGAACTATTGTACTCTAATACTTCTTCTTCGTTATTTAATAGAGTTCCATCTATACCTCTCGCGAACCACCATTGCGCGTCATCATATTCTACCGTTTGTAAGGTTTCAATATCGGCAAGCTTACCTTTATATATAACATTGCTGCCTTGGTTTATTAGTCTATATTCATCTGATCCGACCAAATCTCCACAACGTTGAATAACACCTTCTCTTTGTTTCTTGGATCGTACTGTAGCAAATGCTCTTCTGCGATCTGTAATCTCAAATGTTGTGCCTAGTTCTACGTGCAAAGCCGCAACCCGTGTTGCGTATTCTGTATCATTTAAAATAAACCGTTCTAACGCACGTACAGTAGTTACACTATCAGGAACAAACCGCTCAAAATATAAATGTGCTGAGCCACACCACCCACTTTCTACATCATACGCAAATTTCCTAGGATTCATTATACTGTTCCCCATATAGAACCATTATTAGTTACAGTAACATTCGCTGCGGCTGTAGTTATAGCTGCCCCGCCTGCCCCGCCCGAAGTACCACCGCCAGCAGCACCCCATCCGCCACCACCCCAACCAGCTGCTCCGGTTCGTGCACCACCAACCTTATTTGAATCTCCGCCGTCGCCACCAGCTCCGTCATAGTTACCGTTATTTAATCCACCGGTACCCGGAAGTTTTCTTCCGCCACCGCCACCACCGGCTGCTCCACTATCGTTGCAACATCTATTGTCCTGATCTGCGCCACCGCCTGCACCGCCAGATCCTCCTCCGAACCCGCCGCCTGCTTGGGACGCATTGCCACCATTACCGCCGTTTGCGTTTAAAGAACCTCCACCGCCACCACCACCATTTTTGGTTTCACCACCGCCTGATCCGCCGGTTCCGCCACCAGCACCGCCACCGCCAGCACCTTGGCCGCCTTGGCCGCCGCCACCACCAGCTGCAATATATGCAGAAGAATTGTTTATAAGTGTAATAGATGCAGTAGTAGTTAATATTTTCAAAGCTGGACCACCAGCTCCGCCGCCGCCACCAGATCCTCCACCATTTCCGCCTCTGCCGATAATATTACCACTGTTTCGCAGGGTGATCGCGCCTGACATGTCTGTTGGAATAGTTAAGCCAGCTTTCGATACAGAATCAGCCCACAAATAATAATTAGCTGGGATGGTTATATCGTAGCGTCTGGTCGGGTCAGTATAGCCCATGCTAACTAGTGCATTCCATAGATTACAGTTTACGATGTTACTAAGAGTATTGATTTTTGCCGCAGAAATTGCTTCCCATTGCGCGCCTGTTACGAATATAGTATTTGATTTGCCATAGAAATCACTGAAAGCAATCGCGCCAGACTGCGGAAGCCCGATGCCGGCTTCTAATTCACGATACTCCGATAATGCGTAAGGTTTTTGATCAAAATTTCCGCCGCGGGTAGCAAATTCTGTGTGTATTTCCGTAAATTTTAAAGCACCTGAAGTTTTAATCGGCATATTATTTACCTACTTTTTCGTTCAATTCCTTGATTGCTTCAATCAATAAACCAATCACGTTTCCGTGTCTAACGGCATATATATGCTCTCCAGTTTCTGGATCTGTTGTTTCGTAAACGGCTTCTGGTAAAACTTTTAAAAGCTCTTGTGCCATTACGCCTGTCATTGGCGTATCTTTATCACGCTTATAATTAAACGTATAACCACCAAGTTGTGAAACTTTATCTAGTGCATTAGTAATTGGTTTGATATTTTCTTTTTGTCTCATATCAGAGATAGATCCAAAAGCAGTAATATCACCAGTTGCAACAATTTGACCATTCGCAGAAACAGCTACTTCAGTCCCACCAGCACCAAATGTTACATTAGCTGTTGTACCTACCGACTGCCCGATTGAAATTACGCCACCAGTGACTGTTACACCCGTAGAAGCTGTTATTGCTGCTTGAGCTCTTGCATCAGTGTAGTATAAATTTGTGCCTTCTACAAGATTAGTTGTTTTATGATTTGTTAATGAACTTACTGTACCATTCACGTTACCTGTAAAAGTTGCTGGAATGTTTGTTCCATTTCCATTTTCAAATACTTTAGTAGTGCCGTTCGGAGCATAGACGTCACCAATAACGTTACCTGTTAATGTTCCGGCAAACGCGCCGCTTGCAGTAGTAAAAACTGCATTATTTGCTATAAGTTGATCTACAGTTAAGCTAGTGCCGATTGTAATATCAGCTGATGTTACGATACTAGGAACTGTTAACACACCAGCAGGCGATAGTGAAAATTGCCCACCGGCGAGATGGTTCATCTCGAAATTAGCCGCAGTAGAATTGTCGAAGCCAATATCCCAAGAAAGAGTTCCATCGGTATATCTTGTACGACCACCTGATGCACCGTATGTAAATGTAGCAGCAATAGGTGACAGTGAAGGTGTGATAGTAATTGGCGAAGCAAAAGCTATACTAGATGCCGGTGTTCTAGCTTCGACATAATCTGTAAGTAACTCATTAAATACTACAACATTATTTGCAGTAAACTCGCCGATAATGGTTGTATCGCCAGTAGTTGTATCGCCCGTTACTGAAGCAGTAACGGCAGAATCGCGCATGATATCAACCATCTCATTAGTCTTGTCAAACCAATTCTGAAATGTTTGTGTCGTTATGATATTTTGAATTAATGGTTTTGACATTTAATTATTCTCTATCTTATCTAGGCGCTCGCCAATTGCACAAAGACACAATTTAGCATTAGCGAGCTCTGTTGTTAAGCTTTCGACTTTACGATGTAAAGCCCTTTCTGCCTTATATTTATTAAGAGCAACCAAGTCAGTATTTAAGATGGCTCGAGTATTCTCGTCTCTGATTAACGCCTGAGTCTTTATCATGTTAAAGCAATCCCTCTATAGTCTTTTACAAATGGTGCGTTGTGAATACTGTCTGCTATTAAATCGATTCTAATAGCGAATTTTCTGTATCCAACAAACGTGCCGCTTGCGCTCGTGTAAGTGATAACACCTGTGGTTTTATTAGCATCTGCAACTTTGTATCTAAATTCTTTATAATCATTTAAATTAGAAGATGAAGAATAAGTATTGATACCTTCAGATAGTTCTAATTCAACCCAATCGATTGTATCAAACGCTGAGCTATCCTGAGCATGCTGTGGCTTGATATAAACTTTAATATCTGAACCGTTTGGTCTGTATCCTGTAAGATAAAGATTCAAGTCTTCGGCGTCTAAGTCTTCAGCTAATTCAATAGTCTTAGAAATATATTTAGATGTGGTAGCTGGAGTATTTGTAACTTTAAATTGGTATGCTAACAGTGTGGACAGTTCTAAATCAACAACAGGAGTTGAAGTAGAGTTGGAAGCGTTAGACATATTAACGTTAATACTAAATGGTTTTGGAGTAACAAAGTTATTTGATTTACTGTAAATGACCACACCTTTTTTAGTGAAGTAGTTAGAAGCACCAAATTTCAACGGCATGTTATATGTATTAATAACATTAGAAGGATCTGCGAAAGTACCGTTAATAGTAGTTGTTGTCACAGAATCATTTGCTTTTTGGATCAGTGGTTGGATATAGCTTAAATTGATGTTATCAATTGTGCCAATCGTTCCTTCTGTTCCACTAGTGAACCCAGTAAGTACGTCGCCAATCGCAAACTTTTTAGACGCGATTGCAGAACTCTTTTTAATGTGAAGTTCTGAAGCTGTGTATTTGTTATAGTGAGAAATAATACCAGCTACAATTGGGATACCTGAAGCATTTGCACCATTGAATGAGCATGGTTTATCTGTAGTTATTTGAGTTGCACTATCAACACTTGCAACTCTAAATATATCAGATGAAGCTCCACCACTTGCGATTACTAGAATATAATCACCAGCGGAATAATCAGCAGTAAAGTCGTTGCCCGATTGAGTAAGAACACTAGTTCCTTGAACCATACTTACAGTATACCCAACATCGATTTGTTTATAAACAAACTCGTTTGCAGTAAATCTTCCATCCCAATCACTTAGAGTAAAGAATTCATGGTCATCGTTTGTAAGTGTTACGGTGCCTGTTGCCGCGTTAAAGTCGTGACGATAAAGTGTAAACTTAAGATCTTCGTCTTGTACTGAATTCCAAGCTCTGTTATTCGTAGATGTGAATAGAACACCATCACCCCAGTCCATAACAACTGCTTGGCCTTTTGTAGCACCAGTTGTAAGATCAAGACCGCCAACTTTAGAAGTAAAGACTAGATAGTTGGGATCGTTTGCATCTGGTTGTATAACAACAGCGTACTCTTTTTCAACATCCATTCTAACTGGCGCGTCAAAGAAAACTTCTGTTATACCAATAGCATCATCTGAAACAGTTATATCAGTAGGAGATAAATGTATTTTAGAGAATGGTAGAATAATTGCAGAAGGATAACCGTTTACTACTTCTCTTAAAGTAACTGTTGCCCCGTTAACATTGCTTTTTCTCTTAAAGTAAAGATCTATTTTAGAGATAAACACGCTGCTAGATCCGCGACCCATACCTTGCTTAATAAAGAATGTTTGAGCTAGTGGATCAGTTGTAACACTAGTAACACGAGCAGCTAGGTTTCTTGATGTCTGAGTTTCTTCAACATCAAATTCTGGCATTCTTGTAGAAACAGTAGTTTTACTTTGTGTAATATTATAAGCGTGATATGCAATAGTTCCTTTTGAAGTAGATGCAGAATCGATGCTTGAATACTGGTCTGTGTCAACAGCTGTCAATATTCTGTCACCAACAAAGAATTGACCTTGCGGGATCGTGAATACTGCCCTCAGAATTCCGTTAGCATCTGTTGTAACTGCGGCACCTTTAGCACCAAAACTTTGAACATTTCGTGCATTTTGCGCAGATGGTGCTCCTGGCTTAACATGTGTATTTACATCAACACCGTCAAAGAAGAAATAGTGTCTTGTGCTAGGACGCAATCCAGATATGAATATTTTAATATCTCGGCTTCTCATATATGGCTGGAAAGCAACGTTAGTAACAAAATCACCAACAGCGTTCAAACCACCGTCGTTTACCAATAGCTCAGAAATAACCCCAGCTTGAGATCTAGGAGTCGTCGTAGTTGTTCTGTTTCCCTGTCTAACCGTTGAAGAAGCACCTTCAGTAACTCCACCCCAGTTAACACCGGTTAGTGGCCAAGTTTCTTGTAAATCTTGGAATACTGAAACTAAATCAATTTCTAATGGGACTGGGTTTTGTATCGTGTCGTGAGCCATATCGTGGCTAGGCGATATTTGAACGTTGCCGTCATACTTCCAGAAGTTAGATACGCAGTTTCTGAAGTTTGTTGCATACGGTTGTCCTAGCAATTTCACATTAGCATTTCTGCTTAGTGTTGCAACTTCAGCTTCATTAACACTTGGGAAAATAGACGCGCCCGAACCAGATGAATATTTTAAATCTAGTGAGAATGTATTTAGAGCAGGAGTAAGGATTTTTTTATCAAAGTGAATAGCAGCTTTGTAGCTTGGATCTTCGGTGTTAGCGATTTGCCCGTCGTTCATTGGGTCTACAATGTAGCCGTTCTTAAATCTTGATAATCCATTTTCGTCAAGAACTAATAAGTTTTCCGAACTTTGCTCTAACTGGTTTAAACTGATGTAGTATTCTAAACCTTCAATACGCTTTTCGATTTTTTCGATATCGCGCATAGTATAGTTCTTAGTACCAACAGATTTTAGTTGAACTGCACAAGAGAATTTACCTTGCTCTGATGCTTCTTTTTGAGATAGCACAGGATAGCCAGGAATATAAATCTCAGATACAACAAGTTGGTCTTCAGCTATTTTTGGTGTAACTGGGTTTTGGTCTTCTTCGCCTTTAATAAGTTTAGCAGCACCGAAAGAATCGAATACGATAGCATCAACCCGCGACAAATAATTTTCAATATCGGAAGTAATAGTAGCTTGTAAAGCTGGAACCACATAACTGCCACTGAATGTTTTGTTATAAGCACTAACCGCAGTTGTTACTATACCAGCAGAACTAATGGTAGTATCAGTGTAATCAACTACTGCGTCTTTATCTACGTATGGTCTAAAGTCAAAGCAATTTCTTAAATTGTAGATATCTGAGTTAGACGCTTTGTAAGTTTCTAAATCTGAAGATCTGATAAACCCACTTGGTAACACTAGTGTTGCGTCGTCAATATTATAGCTATTAATTGTGAAGAAATAATCACCAGCAGAAGTGTTGACTTCAAACACTCCTAGTTGAATAACTAGTTGTTGACCGTTTACTGGTGCAGCGCGACCGGGAATATATTCTATGTACGAGATATCATAAAAGTGATCGGTTTGGTTTGTTTGAAGTTTAAAGCTGTTAGTAAAATCTGTGCCACCAGGACCAGTAGTAATACTTACAATTTTGTAAACATCAGGGAAACCTAAGCTGTACTTAGTGGTACCTGTAGAATAATTTATTTTAATATATGGTTGTACTGCAGCTTTACTATGAGGAATTGCTGTAGTAAAGCGTTTGTTGTAATAAACTGTGCCTGTACCAGTTGCACCAGAAGCAAGCGTAATAGTTAATACAGAGTTGTTCAAAGATTTAGCAAAAGAGACTACTGGAATTAGTGTATTCGAGCTATCAACTACGAGAATATCGCTTTGGTCTAACCCAAAATCTTCACCAATAGCTGCTGTAAGCTCAATCTCATTAGCAACGATGCTAACAGCTGATTGAGCTCTTACTGGAAGAATAGTATCAGTAATTTCTTTGATGTAAGGAGTGCCTGTATCAAATACTACTGGAGATTTTCTAATGTTTTTGACTACTGCGTTTGCAGCTACTGTAACTACACCAGAAGTACCTACAACTCTAACAACTTCGCTGAAAGAGTTAGGCGAAATCATTTTAACACCGAACAAGTAAATTTTAGTTGGTGTGATGTTTTTAACGTAAGCTTCGCCGATTTTGCCACTTACTGTGTTTTGGAGATCTACTGTACCGTAATTAATATCTATTGTGCCACTAATATCTACAATATCTAAATAAGAACCATAGTCAACAGTCGTTGCTTGATTCTGTTGTATAGAAGTATTAGAAATCTGATCTATGGTAAAATCTACTTTACCGCCATTTTCTACACGGTAACCTTTAATGTAAGCAGTACCTTTACCAACAAGTGCAACTAGATCTGCGTCTCTGCGATCTAAATCTACTCTAAAACTGTCTAAGATGTAGTTACCAGATTCTTCGTATGTTCTCTTTGCTAGCTCTTCAGCAATTGAATTGAATTGAGCAACGTCACGCAAAGTAACAGCAGACCCGTTTTGATAACGAATAAGAGTAAAGAACCCAGCATCAACATCAGCGATAGCTGTTTCTTTAACTACTAATACTGGAACCATTTTAAGTCTATCGGCGCCTGGAGCATTTTCGTTTGCAGATCCGTTAGCATTATCATTTAGACTATTGTCTTGTAAAGAACTAACCAAGCTTTCTAAGATTTCAAAACCAACAGAAAGATCGTTTGGTGACTCGGTATATTTAGAAACAACCAACGTTTGGTCTGTTGTAAACAAGAAGTGGCCTTTTTGGAAAACAACACCTGCTGACGCTCTAATACCAAATGATTTTCCAACCGGACTAGATTGAGATGTGACATTGATCAACCAAATAGCAGAGTCTGCACCAGCCCCACCTTCTTGAAGTTCAGCTACTAGAACAGATCCGTTATATACATACTTAGTTATTATTAATGGCTCACCACCAATAAACTGTTGAGTAGTATTATTACTGTTCAGGTAGTTAATGAAGAAAGTATTAAGATTCGGTGGGCGTGTTTCAAAACCGCGAGCTGCAGCAATAATGTTTGCTTTCAATCCACTAGCATTTGAGAGCTCGTACACAACATCAATATCTGTTAAGATACCACCGATAATTGCAGTACTTGGCCCAGATACGAATTGTTCTACGTCCCAGCCAGTTTTATCTATCAACTTTACAAATTGCAAACCATTGAGATTTGTAAAGTTACAGCCTTTAACAATAGTACCTTCTTGGTAAATATTGTCACCGAATTGTTCAACTTGATTTTGTAGAATCGTTTGAAGTTGAGTCAGCTCTCTTGCTTGTACCGCATAAGCTGGCTTAAACAGAATCTTATAGAACTGTTTTTCGACGTCAAAGTCATCAAAATATGGTGCAATATTTAAATTTGTGTTAATAGGCATCTATTTGAGTTCCTTAAAATTCCAAGACCAATTTATATTCTTCTCTCGAACTTTCTTCTCTAGATAAAGGGAAGAAGTCTTCCATAAAGTATACGGTACCAGATCTTTGAGTATATCGTGATTCAATAACATTATTGGCTACTGGTGTATTTATCTGAATTCTTTGTCCGGTAGAATTGATAATACTTTTTGTATAATCTAATGATATATCGTTATTTGCTGTGTTTGTATACGGACCCATATAGCTACACAAGTAAATAGAATTAGCGCTTGCATCTATTTCGTGGACACGGCCGGTGAATACTACGTTATTATTAGTATCTTTTTGAGTAACAATACCGTCTATAACAAATTTTCCATAGTCATCTGTGATAATCTGCAAACGGTTATCAAACACATCTGGTGATGCAGTATTTGCTGTTACTGGATCTGGTGTAAACGTAGGATTCTTAACAAGACCAATAGCTGAATAAGAATTTGTTTTACCAATTTTGTTATTGTCTGTTTCGGTAATATAAGAATAAAGCAAAATATGGCGGCAATATAATTCGTCAATTAAATTGAAGTTGTGGCCGCCAAACGGTGAAAGAACAGGTCTTAACACAGCTCTTATATCAATAGAGTCTTTTAAATCTGGATTAAAATCAAAGGGAGGATCGATCACAGTGGCAGTAATATGACTATAATTTTTACCTGGACCACCAAGCCCCACAAGTTCTATATTAGTAATTCTACCATTTACAATTCTCGGAATAGCAACAGCGCCTTCACCGTCGCCTTCAATTTTAATCGTAGGTAAAATCTTGAAAGTAGAGTTAATAATAACTCCATCATTCTTAGGGTCGCCGATTACTTTAATAGTTCCTCTATCAGTTTGAACATTCCATGTATAAGTATCAATAACATATGTATACGCAACATTATTTGGAGTATTTAAAACGATTGTCATACCAGAATAATAGTTTGTAATCTCGCTTAAATCATTAGAGAATAAAAGTATAGTACTATCATTGCCTGGAGGACCAGAAACAATTCCGCTTTCTAAATAAGGGTAACCTGCGTTATCGATATAATTCTCTACAAAAATATCACTTACTTCTGAACCTGTAATTACATTATTAGCGTCAGCTGCAGGATCTGGGTTAATAGCGAATGTTCCAACAAGAGGAATATAACCAGTTGCATTGTATGCTTCAAACTGTTGTTCAGTTAGATAATACATAAACTTCCAAACATATCCGTCAGGCATTCTGTAAATTTGTTCGGTAGTTTCTGGATTGTAATTTGGAGGTGTTAAAGATGCTGCGCCGTTATTATTAGACAAACACTTATAAAGTCTATAATCGCCCGAATCGTTATTAGTAGGTCCAACAACGGCATAAAAGTTTGCTGATTCTAAATCAACAGTACTATCGTATTGTACATATGTTGCGTCTTTTTGCCAAGGATAATATTTTACCATAAATTTCACATCATCTTCAAACACCTTTTTACCAAAAAGGATCTTCTCTGAAAAATCAGTTGTACTAAATAACGCATTCACGCCAGAGACGCGATTCAACTCGCCAATAACTGTTGACGAAATAGCAAAGTAAAACTCGTTATCAAGAATATCCTGATAGAACATTCTAGTAACGTCGTTTTTTAATTTTGTAGTTAGTATTTCTGCCATTTCACTTAACCTTAGCTTTTTTAATATTTATAAACATTTTTAGCCTCTTCTGCGAATTCTAGTGCGAGGATAAGTAATTCCTGACGTTGGTCTTGATTTAAAGTTTCTTTGTGGAAAAGCAGTACCAGATACTGCTCTTTGATTAATCCATCTTAGATAACGGTTTGCGGCGCCCTGCAGACTGTTTGTATCCATCGGGTCGTCTGTTGCAGTATCTTGCATTTGATCTGTAGATGCTATATTTATCAACCAAGCCTGCGCCTCTGTTTGAGTAATATTAGGCCATGATTCTGCTATCAGAGCAACAACACCAGCAACTTGCGGGCCAGCCATACTCGTTCCTTGATACTTATCAAAGTTATATATTTCATTCCTTAGATCAGCAATATCACCAGATTTTTCATGAACACTACTTTGAATAGCTTCACCTGCTGCGAAAATATCTACTTGTGAACCAACATTTGAGAAAGGAGCTTTATCTTCTTGAGTGTCGTTTGATGTAGCACCTACATTAATAACTGGCGCATAACCAGCACCAGATCCAGTACCTCTATGCAGATACCAAGTGTAGTTAGTTCCGCCGTAAGTCATTTGGTAAGTATTATTATAATCTTGATCTGAATCGTTTACTGTTTTCCAATAGTTATTACCTGCCGATGCAATAACAAGAATGCCGTCATTAATAGCATCTTGGATATCAGCATTACGAGATGTAAAGAAATTTGGAATTGACATAGTTAAACTTGGCGCGTAAAATCCGCGAGCTTGTAATTCTGCAGTAGTTAAATCTCTGCCTGGATTAAAATCAACCCCACGATAATTTACTCTTGTTACAGCACCCGTAGTGTAGGAGCCAGTGTAGTTAGATAATATTGAAGAACCATAACTGTTATTTGTAACCGTTGGATTGCGTCTACCAGTCTCAGGATTAACAGCCTTCGTGTTGTGCCACTGTCGCACGTAGTCCCACATAAAGCTGCTAGATAGGGTATTAGGGTTAGAGCCATATGGACTAATATTGTAAATATTAGCGTCTCTAGCCCATCCCTGAGTGTTACCAGCAACAGTTCCAGCACAATGGCAACCATGATTATTATCGTCTGTACGATCTGCGTTGCTACCGTCGACGTATGGAGTATAAACATACGTTCCATTAGACCCACCAGTTACGGCATTAGTTAAAGAAAACCAATTAAATTGTTGAACTCTTGTTCCACCGCTTCCATCTGAATTTGCAGCAAACTCTGGATGATTAGGATCAATGTGGCCATCTATAATAACAACATCAACATTTTTTCCACTAGCAGTGATAGTCAAGTTAGTTGTTATAAGAGATGTTCCGTTAGCACCCCAATTACTTCTGTTGGTTTCTTCAGAATGTCTAAGCAAACCCCAGTTAATATCAGAAGAATCATCAGTTGTGCTTTTATCAAACTCGCCGTTTGTAATTATATAGTGAGGTTTTGTAGTAATTTCGATTAATTCTGCTAATTCAACATCCCAAACTCTATCGTCCGCTTTAATAAGCTCGACTTCATCGTGTGTTAACATATAATGGGTGTTACGACTAATCGGCCTTTTGTGCGCAACTTCCACTGCTCTGTTTGGAATGAATAGATTACCGCCCGGTGTTTCCATATCTTGATAAAAGCCTTCAAGGTCTTCTTTTCTGTGAAGAGTAACAATCCATTCATTAAGCATTTGTTAAGCCTCTAATTGCACAAGTTCGAGTGACACAAGTACTGTTCCGGTGCTACCAGATTTGTTTGTAACTGCGCATGGAATAGTTGTAGTTACTGGTGATTCGTGGTTATAACCAATAACACCCGGTGATACTAAAACTGTTTGGGCACCTGTAGTAATAACTTCGGCGATAACACCAGCATCAGGCGCAGGATCTGTACCTTCAGACCTAGAAGCATCTGCGGTCCTTGCAGCGTCGCTAACATAAATTCTAATCCACGCTGCTTTATTTGTTATAATACTAAGTAGCGCGTATGTTTTGTAGCCTGTTATATTAAGATTTCCAGCAGCGTTGTTTGCTAAAGAAGCAGTTGTTTGAGATGGAGATCCCCTTGTTTGTAAACCGCTACCACCGGCAGCAATCCAATCGTAATCAGAACCAGTCCAGCTTAAAACTTCTCCTGCTGATGCAGCTCCAGTGTTTAAATGTGTATTAACACTAGCGTCAGTATATGCAACGGTTTGCGCAACCCAATCGTAGTCTGACCCAGTCCAGCTTAAAACTTCTCCTGCCGACCCAGTCGCAGTGTTTAAATGTGTATTAACACTAGCGTCAGTATATGGATTACTAGCAACAAATGTAGTAAAAGAAAATGTGCCGTCGCCGTCTGCTTGAAGTAATTGACCTACTGTACCATCTGCAATTCCAAGATCTGTTAGTTCAGTTGGTACAGTTGGTACAACGATATCATTTATTAATGTGTAAACTTCAGTAAAGTTTTCGTTTGTTTTGGTCATGGCAGAACGTATCGGATCGCCGGTTCCGTCATTAGCTACCGTGCCCACGTTAATGATTTGCTTAGCCATGTTTGCTCCTATTAGTTATATGTTATTTAT